GTGAGGAAGATTCTCCTAAAGAGGAAGATGCTGAGAGTTACTTTGAGCGTCTTTCAAAAGAAGAGGATTGATAATTAAATAATGTGGTTTGTAAAAAAAGAGTCGAAAGGCTCTTTTTTTATTATAGTCTAACAACAATTATAATTTTCGTGATTGTATTTCATAAATAATTCTTCAGTGTTATATGTAGAGATATCACCTCCAGTTTCTATAGTAGTAGAACTATTTACTTTACTGTTGTTATTATTTGAAGAATTCATTTGAGCCGTTTTTGGTGCTTTTTGTGTTTTAGATTTACCACTTTTTGAATTTTCAATACCTTCTTTTAATGGGCTATTGGGAATAGAATCTTTTCCTAATGGTGGGGTTGATTTATTGGCCTTTTGTATTTTTTCTTCTTGTTTTAGTTTTTCTTCTGCTTTTTCTTTTTTATGGCGTTCTTGTGTTGCTGGTGATTTATTTTCTTCAACAGGTGAAGGCGTCAATAATGCATTTTGCTGTTGAGGTGTTAAATTCTTACCTTCTTTGGCTAGGTATTCTTCTGTTTCTTTCTGAGTTTTTGCTTTATCAATTTGTTTTGTTAATGCTTCAATTCTTACAGATTCTTTATCGTTATCTGGTGCATTAGATAACCTTTTTAATTCAGTTTCACCAGTTTCTAATGATTGATCTTTATCTGTTTTTTCATCATCCTGTTGTTTTTCTTGTCTAAACAACTGTTCTTTTTTATCTCTTTGCGCTAAAAGACTTGCCTTTTGTGGATTGTTTTTCCATCGTTCAGGCATTTTGTTATATTGATCACCAGGCATCCAACCTTCGCTGTGTCTACTAGAAAATTCTGAATCACCACTTTTTTCAGTTTTAGGTTTAGCACTTGCTGATTGGGATGGAGAAGATGCAGACGAAATTGGTGGTGATTCTGGTTTTTTTGTTGGTTGGGCATCTGCTATCTTCGATTTAGCATCTGTTGGTTTAGTGTCTGTTGGTTTATTGTTCTTTAGTTTTTCTTTATCTTGTTTTTGTTTTTTTTCTTGTTCGTGTCGTTTTTGTGTACTTTTTGGTTTATTTTCTTCAACAGGTGAATTTTCCGAATCTAACATTGCATTTTGCATTTGAGGTGTTAATTTCGTATATTCTTCAGTACTCATAGTTGCTTCTATTTCTTTATGAGTTTTTGCTTTATCAATTTGTTTTTCTAATAAATTAATTCTTGTAGTCTCTTTATCATTATCTGGTGCATTAGATAACCTTTTTAATTCAGTTTCACCTAGTTCTAATGATTGGTCTTTATCTGTTTTTTCATCATCCTGTTGTTTTTCTTGTCTAAACGACTGTTCTGTTTTATCTCTTTCCGCTAAAAGAGTTTTATTGTCTTTATTGTTTTTCCATCGTTCAGGCATCTTGTTATATTGATCACCAGGCATCCAACCTTCGCTGTGTCTACTAGAAAATTCTGAATCACTACTTTTTTCAGTTTTAGGTTTAGCACTTGCTGATTGAGATGCAGGAGGTGTTGCTGTGGGTGCAGTTTTTGGTTTTGGGGTGGTTGGGTCGTTTTTCTTTGGTTTTTCTTTTACTTTAACTTTAGGTGGTGCATCCTTAATTGGTTTTGCCTTTGGTAAAACAACATCTGGATTATCGTCCGTAGGTTTTGCCTTTAGAGTATCTTCTGCAGGTTTTGCCTTTGGTAAAACAACATCTGGATTATCGTCCGTAGGTTTTGCCTTTAGAGTATCTTCTGCAGGTTTTGCCTTTGGTAAAACAACTGGAGTATCTTCTGTTGGTGTTAAATTTTCTGCAGGTTTTGCCTTTGGTAAAACAACTGGAGTATCTTCTGTTGGTGTTAAATTTTCTGCAGGTTTTGCCTCTGGTAAAACAACTGGAGTATCTATTGATTCTGGAATTGGTTCTATAGAAGGTTCTGTTGGTGGTTTTTCTTCAAAAACTGGTATTGGACCTTTTTTTTGTTCTGAAGGAGGTTCTGTTGATGGTTTTTTTTCAGAATTTGGTGTTGGACTTTTATTTACATCTTCAGGTTTTATTTTTTTTTGTGAATCTTTATCATTAATAATATCATCAAGAGAGTACGACACACCATTAAATATACACATTTCTTCTGCTACGACGTTAATTCCAGCAGCTGATAATTTTTCTTTTATTTTTTCTATTTCTTCTCTATATTCTTTTATAAGGTAAGGGTCTGAGACTTCAGTATACGCAGTTTTTCGAGCGTTAATATCACGAATTCTTTCATAGAAATATTTTAATGAATCTACTTGTTTTTGAATTTCCTTGAACTGGACAGTAGAAAAATTTGAACCTATTGAATTGGTTTTTTTATCTCCGTTTGCAATTTTATCTTTATCGTCAGACATTTTTTATTTCCTTTATACTATTATTTATTTGTGCTGTTTATAAATTTTGTTATTAATTGTGTATATATTTCTTTTTCCCAAGGAATCATATTTTCTATATCATATAAAGTAAAATTGTGTTGTTTTATCATTAAAAACATAGTACTATATAATGATTTTAGTGATTCCCCAGAAAATCCAAGACGAAAAAATCGAGGAAATTATCCATCCTCACTTTAACCATTTTTTGGGTATAGGGTGAAATAATATTACTAGAAAAATATATTTTTGGCAATGTTTCGTAAAAAATATTTATTTTTTTTAATAAAGATTTTGGAAGATTATTTACAAAATTTGTTATTTCTTCACTGGAATAATCTTTTGAAGAATAAACACTATCATTATCATAGATTGTATCTACACAATTAATTAACATATTAAATTTAGTTTCAGAAGAAATATTCTTATTGTAAAAATTTTCCATAGAATCAAAACTTGGATATTTCATTAAAATACCAACAGAAGGAGATACTTCTATATTAAAAATATTTTCTGGATTTTTTTCAATATGAATGTCAGATAAATCTACTTCTGCATCAAATTTTTTATTAGTTTCTGGACATGTTATAACAACAGTAATCTTTTCTCCTAAAGAACTATTTCTTATTTTTAAAAACAAATATTCAATATCAATATACGATAAATCTTTTATATTAATATTTGGTGTTATAATACAATCTTGTATTGTTTTTTTAACAGTTTTTAATATTTCATTTGTATTGTTGGATTCAAGAGCTATTAATAGTAATTTTTCTTCTTTTACTAAAAAAGGTCTTACTTCTATTTTTTTATTTGTTGAAAATAACTCTATTTCAAAACTAGGAACTGATATTTTAGGTAACGACATATTATATACTTTCTTTTAATTATTTATAAGGAATTTTTACAATCAAGATTTCATCACAACTCATGAATTTTTATAATCAAAATATTCAAAAGTTAAAGTAACCATTGCTGTTATGTATGCATCTGTTTGATTCATATCAGGTGAACTTGTTTTAAGATTACTTACAAAAACATTACTCATAGTAAATTGATTAGAGGGGGTTTTATTATCTATATTCCAAAATGTTATAGATGCTGAATTTGATACAACATCATCATAAAAATTAATTGTATGATTATTTTGAACTACTTTATTTATCATATTTGAAAATATATAATACCATCCGTAGTTTTTTGATCCAGATTCTACTTCACGAAATGTCATATTTATTGAATTATTAGTACCATAAGATATTCCATATGGAATTTGATGAGCAGGTGAATTTGAAACTTGAAAAGGAACAGTTAATAGTTGTATTTCTGGAACATCAAGGGATTCTAATAAAATATCTGCTTTAGATTGACCGGTTATTTCAAAAGAAAACCGATTAGATCTCATTAAAGCATTGCTCATTATTTCTGCTAATGCTTGATTATGTGGAGTTGGATATGCCATATTATTTAAATAATTCCTTTTCTGTTAAAATCTTAAATTCCCAATTTTTATCTTTTGCGTATTTATCTGCGGAAAGCCATTTTGATTTATTTTTTTCCCATTCCACTAATTCTTTTATATATTTTTTTGTACATTTTCTTTTTTTTGGTTCAATAGTTTGAATATATGGTTTAATTTCTATCATATAAGTCTTTAAACTTCCATCATTTTCTTTTAATTGCATGATAAAGTCTACATAATATTTATGTACTTTTTTGTCAATAGAATAAAAATAAGGAATAATAATTTCTTCGGATGCCCATTTTAATATAGATTGGGTAGAATCACAAAATATCATAAATTTTCTCTCCCACAAGGAACGGTATATTATATTAGTAATATCTCCTATATACTTATGGGGATTTTTCGGTTTATATCTTCCTCTGTATGTTTTTCTCATTTTTCTTTCTCAAAGGTATTTATTAAAAAATATGATACGAATAACACCAAATAGTAATGATGGTTTTGCGTTAATAAGAGTAATTCCTAATGATTTTGCTAGCGGATATACAACTGGTGGAAGAAATGCAAATACCGCAATTTTTCCTTCATCCGAGGTTTTTGTTTTGCCATTTCCACGAGGTTTTTCTGATATGTTTGGAAATGTTTGGAAATCAACCTCTTTTGGACTGCAGACAAAAGCAAGAGAATCTGGTCTTAATATGATGAAGAATGAATTTGATGATAAATCCGGTGCAATGGCTGCTCAAGGAATAATTGATACAGGTAAATACTTTGGAACAAATGACGGGGCCTTAGCAGAGGAGCAGATGGCAATGTCTAGTTTACTTGGAAACTTTGGTTTTTGGAGAACTTGGTTTTCCCAACAGGTTGGTTCGTCTGCAATAAATCCATATACACAGGCTGTGTATAAATCTCCATCTATTAGAGAATTACAATACACATGGTCATTAGTTGCTAAAAATGAAGAAGCTTCAAATAATATTAAAATTCTAATAGATATGTTAAGGGATAGATCTTATCCAGAGGCTACTCGAGGTACAGGAGTACTCACATATCCTGATTTTTTTCAAGTTGAAGTGTATGGAGCAAGTAATGGTTCTCCTCGTAAAGTAGCAGCATCATGGGCTTCTGCTTTGACTAGTATACAGGTAAACTATGATACAAATGGAGTTCCTTATGTTTTTAAAAATGGACGTCCTGTTACTGTTACATTAACCATTACTCTACAAGAAGCAAAAACATTAAGTAGACAAAATATAATAGATTTATACAAAGATAATTAAAATATATGCTATACGACAATTACCCATTAATAGAATATAATAATAATCTTTTAACAAACATATTAATTAGATTTAATTTAAAAAATGATTATTCTCTTATTTCTGATTTTTATAAAATCAAAGAATCTGATACTCCAGAATCATTAAGTTTTGATACATATGAGAATACAAAATATTCTTGGTGTATATTAACTTTAAACAATATGTTTAATAAATACATAGATTGGCCGATGAAAACTAACATATTATCAGATTTAACAAATTCTGTTTATAATTATTCTTGTGTATTTATTCCAGAATCTGAAATAACTTTTATATTTTCATCTGTCTACAAAATAAAATACAATCAAAATTATTATATTATTAAATCCACAAATCGTGATTTAAATGTTTTAAATTTACAAAATAAAATAACAAAAAGTAATTTAAAAATAAACGATGTTGTAGATTTATATGATAAAAATAATATTAAAATTAAAACTGTTAGTATTGGAAGAGTTGTTTACGATGCAGCGTATTCTTTAAATCATTTTCGAGATTCTTCTAAATTAATTTTAGATAATCGTAGTAATAATTATATTAATACATATATAAATCAAACTATAAGTCAAAATAATCAAAATTTAATTCGTACAAATTTTGATACAGAATATGATAAAAATGAAAATAAAAGAAATATAATTCTTCTTAAAAAAGAATATATTTCTGTGTACGAAAATGATATTAAAACACTCATAAATAATATATAATGGCAAACAGATACCTTTTACCAAAAAAACTTTTTCCTATATTGATAACTTTAACAGATGGAAGGGTTTTACCTGTTAGTTCTTTGTTTTCTTCATTCGATATTTATGAAAATTTATTTAATAATTTTATAAGCGGAAATATGGTTTTACTTGATACTCCAGAAACAAGTTTAATTCAACAAGGTCTTACAGGACACGGAGAAGAAATTTCTTTTTCATTTGCTGGGGTTAAGGAAAATGGAGATGCTGAAAATGAAATTAAAATAAAAATGTATATTTATAGAATTTCTGTTGGAACTCTATCTTCGGGTTCACAGGGGCAACCTATAACAGTATTTTTTAGTTCAAAGGAATTTTTAAAACACGAAACAAATAGTATACAAGAAAAATTTGAAGGAAAAATAACAGATATAATTAGAATAATTGCAAAAAGACTTAATATTGAAAAACTAGAAATTGAAGAATCTGAACAATATATAAAAAGAGTATTCAATTATTGGAATCCTTTTAAAATTATTAATTCTTTATCAAGACAATGTGGAAAGGGATATAATTATAATTATATATTTTATCAAACTCTAGATGAAATATATAAATTAATTTCTATTGGAACATTATTTAACAAACCATCAAAATTTGGAACAAATTCTCTTAATGGGTTTGTTGTTTTAATGGGATTTACTTCCGAAGAAACTTCAAAATACTCTTGTTTGCACCACATTGCTAGTACATCTAGCACCCCAACAAATCTTCATCATGGAATGATTGTTTCTAATGTTTTAACTGTTGATTTATTAGATAAAGAATATACTCAAACTTATATGAATTTAGCCGATGATTGGAAAAAACAGTCTCATCTTTCAAAAAATCCATTAGTTGATTTTAATTCTGATTATATTAAAAATATTTCAGATAGCCCTTCAATAACAACAACACGTTATAAATCTCGTTATTTGTTTGATTGTAAGGAGACAAAAGAAAACGACTTAACAAAGGATGGTAATGATCAAGTTGGTGGACCACGAGATTGGTTATTAAAGAGAACATCACAAATAGAACAATTAAATCAAACATCTGTGATTTTTATAACAGCAGGAAATTCAGAAATTAGAGCAGGTGATGTTTTATTTTTTGGAAGGCCTCATCAACAATATTTATCAAAAAAGAAAAAAGAAAAAGATTGGAAATATAATGGAAAATATTTATGTGTTTCTGTTAAACATACTATTTCACTTGGTGGCAATGGTTTAAATTATCTTACTACAGTAAAGGCAATAAAGGATTCAAAAGGTGATGAATAATGGCATCAATTAATAGACTAGGAGAATCTATGGCAAATAGATTATTCCCTTGGTGGATTGGCGTTGTTGAGGATAGAATGGATTCTATGGGCAGAGTTCGTGTTCGTGTTTATGGATTTCATACCTCAGATGTTAAAAAACTTAAAACAAAAGATTTACCTTGGTTTATGGTTCAATTACCAACAACTAGTGCTTGTAGTTCTGGACTCGGTAGTAATCATGGTTTAGTTGAAGGATCTTGGGTTACTGGTCATTGGATTGATGGTGGTGTTGCTAATGTGGGAATTGTTACTGGAACTTTTTGGGGTAATACACCAGATGATAGAATTAAAAGTGGTTTAGGAAAAGATATTCTTTTAGATGGTGGTATAAAAAGTACATATGAAATAAATCCTAATACCGGTTTTCAAGCACCTCCTGATTTAGAAAGACATAAATTTCCAAAGGATATATTACAAATAAAAATTCCAAGCGGAGAAATTACAGAAGGAAATGATAGCGGTGTACAATTTATCGATAAAAATAAAAAAAATTATCCAGAGGATGAGTACAAAAATAAATCAGAATTAAATGCCTTACATACAAATGATTGCGACAAACAAAAAAAATTAGATGGTAAAACACCATCTCTTAAAAAATTAAAGGAAACAACAAGAACAAAAGGTGGTTTGTTGGATGATGAATTTCAATTATTTCCACCTTTTCAAAAAGAATTTTTTTCTGGAATTATTAAAGGTCTTGGTGGAACTATAAAAAATAAATACGATGGTGATAAAATCACATCAACAACATTTAAAACTTTAATTCAAGATTATAAACCATTTTCTGAAATTCCACAAGCAACCAATGACGGTGGTGATATTATATACGATAAAATCAACGTTCAACAAGTTCAATTAGGATAATATTATGGCAAAAGATAATTGCAAACCAGATTCTCCAAAAACAAATATAATAATTCCTAATATTGTAACTCCAAATATATTAAATCCATCTTCTGGAGGAGGATTTAATATAAAACCCTCAAAAAATCAAAATAATGGTGGAGGTGGAGGTGGTGGTGGTGGAAACAATGGAGGCGGTGGAGGTGGAGGTGGTAATAATGGTGGTGGAGGTGGTGGAGGTGGCAATAATGGTGGTGGTGGAGGTGGCAATAATGGTGGTGGAGGTGGAGGAAACAATGGAGGCGGTGATAATAAACCATGTGATCCCAAAATATTTAAAGAAGGATCTAAGAAAAAGAATGTTGAATTAAACAAAAAATCAAAGAAAATAGCGTCTGGGGAAACAAAGAATAAATCTACAAATTCTGAAAATTCCGAATCTTCAAATTCTGTATTATTAACACCATCAAATAGTCAACACGCAAAAACACACGGAAAAGAAATACCCTGTGCAGAAGAATGTGTGGAATGCGAACAGTCACCAATGTATCCATTCAATAAAGTTGAACAAACAGAATCTGGTCATATTATAGAAAAAGATGATACACCTGGAAGTGAAAGATTAAGTGTTTCTCATAGAACAGGAACAAATTTTGAAATTGGACCCTGGGGTTCATTTAATGCAACCGTATCTCGAGATGCTTGGTTGAGTGTTTACAGGGATGCACACCTTCATGTGGATGGTTACACACACATAACGCTTGATAAAGCATTAAAAATAGTTGTCAATAAAGATAAAATACCAAATTGTCCTGATAAAGAAGTAAATTTTGATCTTTTGGTTAGTGGAAATGCAAATTTAAATATTGTATTAGAAGGCGGAAATGTTAACGTTCGTATACACGATGGAGATGTGAATTTATTGATGGAAAAGGGAGATGTTAATATTCGTCAAGAAAACGGAAATTATAATCATTATGTTAAGGGTGATTATAATCTTCAAGTTGATGGTCACATGCATACCGTTGTTAAGGGTGATGTTGTAAACGAAATTGGTGGATTTAGAGATACAAAAGTGTGGGGAGATTTTGATCACTTAGAAATAGAAAAAGGAGATCATGAAATTAGAATAAATGAAGGAAATCAATATAATTTTGTTATGGGATTAAAAAACGAAAATATTGGGGGTGGATTTGAACAAAGAATAGATGGTGGTTCTTATAATTTAACAATTGCATCTTCTTCTAATATATCTATAGATCCAAATGATACCGCAAAATCTTCCTCTATAAATGATTATAATATCTATGTTGAATCTGGATCCTATAATTTATATACAGCATTCAAAGACATAAACATGTATTCTGGCAAAAGAATTTTATTATCTAGTACAGAAAGTCAAAATTTTTATTCAAATACTACATTAGACATGTATTCAATAAAAAATATAAATGTATTATCAGAAACTGGTGAAATTAGAGAAACTGCATTAAAGGGCATACATTTAAATGGTCTAAGAGCAAAACCATCAATTGAAGCAGAAAAAGTAATACTTGAAGAAGTTTTTATACCACTCAAAGCATCCAAATGGACACCCACAAAGTCCAGAAAACGTAAGTGTAAATAATGGCATCCGGAGCAGCTAGATGTTTTCAAGATAAAGCCGGGGGTTTATTACTACAAACATATAGTAATAAAGTTTTTGTTAATAATACCGAAGTGGCTGTATTGGGAACTAGAGTAAGACCTCATGGTCCTGGACCACATTCTTTTGCAAAAATGGTTGAATGCTCTAGAAGTGTTTTTTCTGGTGGTGTGGGTATTGTTAGAGAAGGGGATAGGGCTAGTTGCCGACATAAAACAACAGGGTCAAATAATGTGTTCATTGGTTGATTATTATAAATACGGTACATATTAAGGAGTTATCGTGCCATCATTACAAACACCAACCAATATTGATACATATTTTATAGTCGGTTCGTATATATTTTCATTTTTGGTGGGTGGTGTATTAGCACTATCAACACATATTAAGAAATTATTCACTAAAAAGGTTGAAATAACCTCTA